GTCCATTCTATGTTTATTTCTTTGGTAATTAATGGTAAAGATTCCTGTCATTGTTAGACCGGATTATAAGTTTTATATTGAAGAACACGAAGGTCTCCCGTTTATGCACTGTGATGTGTATAACTGGAGTCCAACAGTGTTCAAAGCGTTAAAGAAAGATTGGAATAGTTTTACAGAGTTACACGGTGGTCCCTTGTTTTGCTGCAAAGAGCATGAGACAACCGGTTATTTAAAGTTTATTGCAGCGTTAGGTTTTAAACTGTTTCGACAAGTAGTCAGTTTAAAAGGTAACATAGTCTACATTTATTATTGGAGCGACTAAAATGGGTGGAGTAGTAAGTGGAATTGTAGGCGGGATCGGCGGATTAGTATCCGGCGGTGCTGCATCAAGGGCGGCAGAATCTGCTGCGGCGGCTCAACGAGATGCTGCTAATCGTGCATCGCAAATGGCGATGTTTAGACCAGTCGGTATTACTACCGGATTTGGTTCTTCTCGCTTTAATGTTAACGATCTTGGTCAAGTAACCGAGGCTGGCTATACATTAACACCGGAATTACAGGCAATTCGTGATCGTCTGTTAACCGGTGCTGGTCAATATGACCCAACACAGATTCAACAACAGTTGATTCCTCAGTTAAGCACTGGCGTATCTTCATTGTTTAATTTAGGTCAGGGTTATTTAGCACAAAGTCCTCAAGAAGCGGCACAACAGTTTGTTCAACAACAACAAGCTCTGTTAGCACCCAGCAGAGAAGCACAGTTGGCAAATGTTCGTAGTCGTTTGTTTGCTCGTGGTCGTGGTGGTTTAGGTGTATAGACAGGAACCGGGGGCGCTCCAACCTCTCCTGAGTTACAAGCCTACTTCAACGCATTAGCACAGCAAGACTTAGAACTAGCTGCTCGTGGACAACAAGCCGGAATGGAACAAGCACGATTTGGTGCTGGTTTGTTAACTGGCGCAACAGAATTAGGTCGTCAGATTCCTGCAATTCAGGCTCAATCGTTCCTACCACTAGAGACCCAGTTAGGTCTTGCTCGTACTGTAGAAAGCCTTGGACAGCAACCATTCCTGTTAAGTCAGGATTTAGCAAGAGCGCAAGCTGGTGCAGGATCTCAAGCAGGGCAGATTTACCAAACTGGTATGCAGTCCGCTATTGCAAATCAACAACGAGCCGATGCTTACAGTCCATTAGGTTCGTTCCTAAGCGGTGCTGGCGGAGGTGCTATTAGCGGATTGTTTGGAGGCGGTGGATTTGGTAATTTATTCCAATCTACAGTTCCGGGAAGTCAATATGCATTAGCAAGAGGCGGCAGTGAAGGCAGCCTAACTTGGAGAGACTAAAATGGCAGAAATCGTAAGAAACTTATTTGGGATTGATCCTGCTGCTTTGCAGATGCAACAAACTGCAACAGATACAGCAAATGCTTATCGCTTTGCTCAATTAGATCCATTTGAAAGAGCTAATATGGCTCTGTATCAATCTGGCGCTCAGGTTGCCAGAGGAACCGGAGAGTTGCTCGGAGGAGATAGTCAACTTCAGCGAGCCACTAAAATTCGTCAATTGGCTTCTCAAGCTGATTTAACTTCCCCAGAAGGTTTAGAAGCCTTTGCTCAATCTGTATCTCCGATTGCTCCTGATGTTGCTTCTAATGCAGTTCAGCGTGCTGCAGATCTGCGTTTAACCGGCGCTAGAACTGTTCGTGCTTTACGAGAGACAGAAAGAATTGAAAAACCGGAAGAAGAAGCAGATCGTGATTATTTACAATCTCTGTATGCTAAGTATCCTGATACCGTAGCAGGTCGTGCTGCCGCCGCTAATGAATTTGCTGAATGGAAAAACAAACGGAAAGAAAGAGTTGCTGCTGCTGGAGCAATTAAAGAAGGAGAAGCGAAGATTCCTGATTTGCGTACTGCTCAGTCTATTGTTAATGATTATCTTGGGAAATCTAAAGAGAATCTAAGCACTATTACTGATATTAAAAATTACGGCGAAATGATTAAAGCTGGTAACTCCAGTCAGCTTCCACAGTTCCAACGAGCTTTAGTTAAGTTAGTTGGAGATAGCCAGATTGGACAGAATGAGCTACGAAACATTCTAGGTTCTAGTGGTATTGCTGCGGATGTTATTGACGGAATCAGTAAACTTATCGTTGGTGCTCCAACCAATGTTAAAATTGATGATGTCTTAAAAGGTGTTGAAGTTCTTCGTCGTAGAGTCGAAGCATCTTATACTTCTGGACAAAATCAAGCTCGTGAAGTTCTGTCAGCATCAAGATTTGATCCTAAGATTGTAGATAACTTAGTTGGTCCTGCATTAAAGACTACACAGCCTGCTGGTGCTGGGAAGAAACAAGTTCCTCCATTAGCTGATTGGTTAACTCTAGCAAGACAGCGTAATCCAAACGCTACTGATGCTGAATTAACAGCCTTTTACAATCAAAAATACGGAAAGTCCAAATGAGCATTATTGACCCATTAGATAGTCCCGGCGGTAGAACCATTGTTGATCCTTTTGAAGTAAATCCTGATGTAGAAGCAACCAAAGCAGTTAGTACTTTTGACTACATTGCTAATCAGGCTAAACTAGGATTAGCAGATAGTGCTGTTCTAGGACAGGCTATTCTTGATACTTTCCTTATCGAGCCAGTTAAAGGTTTAGTAACCGGCAAAGGCGAGAAAGGCGGTATCGGTGAACGCTTCGGTCGTAATGTCCAGCGTTTACAGAAGGCTGCTTCAGAAATCACTGGTGCAGAAACTGGAATGAAAGCTCCCGGCGTAGGCTCTGAGATCATCGGTGGCGGCGCTAGAATGCTATCTGATCCTCTAGGCTATCTTGGTGTCGGTCCTGCTGTTAAAACTACCTCTAAGCTATCGGACTGGGCTGCACAAGCTGCTACCAATGTTACAGCCCGTGCTACTTCTCTATTTGGTCTTGGAGCAACTGCAGAGACAGGCGGTATTGTCGGCGAACAAGTTGAGAAACGACTTGGCGGCACTGGTGAAACTGGTCGAGCCATTGGAACAGTCAGTACAGCCCTTGCTGGTATTCCTTCTGCAGCGGCTGTGGAGCAGAGCATTAAAGGCGTTACTAATGTTGCTAAGCAGATCTATGACAAATATAAACTTGTTAAGACTGATCCTGCTTCAGCTAACGAAGCCTATGCTTCTGGCGCAGCAAAGCGTCTTTTAGAAAAGATTGCCTCTGACTTACCAACCAATCAAAAGATTGAAGACATTGTAACGGAGTTCAATCGTATTGGTGATGTTGTCAACAAAGATCAGATTCCTCTGATGGTTGCCATGTCAGACAATGCTATTGTTAAATCACAAGTACAGAAATTAGCTAAAGAGAATCCACAGTTCCGCCAGCGTGTCGAAAGCGAATTACAAAACTTAGCGTCTGCTATTGACCAACGCTCAGAACTACTATTTGGTCCTCGCTATGCTGCAGTGCAGCCACAAGGCATTAACATTCGTCCTGCACAGAAGCGTATTGAGGCTATCGACGATCAGATTGAGAACCTTAGTTCTAAGTTTATTCCTACCGAGCGTCAGGAAACCATTGGTAAAGCTATCGAGAATCTAGTTGAAGCTCGCCGTAAGACTGTATCAGCGGAGATTAAGCCTGTATATCAGTCTATTATTACAGATGCTACCAAAGCAGGTGCTCAGTTGCCTGAAGCTCAGGTAGAGAGCATCTATCGCTTTGTTGAACAGAATAACCTACGAGATATCTTTGGTCGTAACACTCCGATTGATCGTCAGATTATCTCTAAGCTGGCTCCAGAGAAATTAGAAACTGGAGAAGAAGTATTTAAACCGCTGTCCTTCGAGAATGTCGATTCTTTAAAGAGAGCCATCAACGAGTTTCAGCGTGAGCGATTAACGCTTGATGAAGCTCGTCGTATTAACCAGTTAGAGAACTTTGTAAATGAAGCTCGTCAGGCTATTCCCGGTGACTTTAACCAGCGTTTGATTGACACTGATCGTCTATTCTATGAAAAGATTGGTATTCCTTTCTCAGCTCAGGGAATCAAAGATATTGACGCTAAGCGCTATGCTGAGCAAGTCGCCCCTGTCATCATTAAGAATAGTTCATCTTTGAACCAGTTCTTAAATGCTGTAGGTCCTGAAGGTGTACAGGTTGCTAACAATGCAATCATTGCTGATGCCTATAACAAAGTTATTAAGAACGATGTTCTAGACTATAAGGCATTGCGTAACTATATCCGTCAAAAGGATTCTGTCTTAGATCAGCTTCCAGAGATGCGTACAATGCTAAATACTGCATTGATCGATGACGCTACTTTGCGGGTTGCTAGATCGAATATCGATGAACTCAAAAAGGCAGCCGATAAGCGTATTGCTGACAACTTTGTTATCAGTGTTAAGGACGACAAAGGTGTGGCTGTACCGAACTACACAGAGATCGCTAATAAGCTATTTACTGATCCAAACTTCTTTAAGAAGATCACTAAAGATCTTAAAGATCTCGATCCAGCCAGTTCTAAAGCTGTTTATAACTCTATCCGTGCAGAGATCGTTAACAAGGCACGAGAGTTCCCTGATGGCGGCTTAAACTTCTTAGCTGATCCTAAGAATGCTAAGGTTATAAATCAGGTATTTGGTCAAGGCTATCAGGCTTCTATCAGAGACTTTATTAAGCTTTCTGATGCGGTTAACCGAGCCAATGTCGATGACATTAGCGCTGTATTGATGAGAGCAGAGCTTGATTTAGTTAATAAGAAGCTGACAGAGCTTGGAATCCCCGGCTTAGATGCGCCATTTATTACCTCTACATTCCGTGATCGTATAGCCAGCATTCCGCAAAAGATTGTTCGATTGGCTACCCGTGTCAATACGGCACAGCTTAAAGAAGCCACAGATAAAGCCATCGGTGATCTGCTGTTGGATAAAGACGGTTTAGAAAAGCTATCTAAAGTTGCTAGAACTATGGACTTTAAGATCAATAATCCTACTAACTTTAAGAAGATTCAAGATACCTTTAAGAGTATCGCTCCTCGCTATATCTACGGCGGAGCTAAAGAAGCAACGATGGAACAGTTTGAAGAACAACCAGCTCCAGTTGAGCCTAATTTACAATTTGAACTTTTTGAGACACAATAATGGATCCATTAACAGCACTAGCGGCATTCGGTCCTTTAGTCGTTGACTTAGGAAAATCGTTAATTGCCAGATTCGTCGCACCTGACGAGTTCAAACCAGCCACGATTGAGCAGTATACACAGATGCGTCAGGTTGATTTGGAGATGTTTAAGGCGATGAATGAGGCTGGAGGGTCTAATCCGTCCTATCCTTGGGTTGAGGCTATAGTGAGGCTTATGCGCCCGTCTATAGCTCTCATTGTTCTCGGTACTTGGTGTTATATGGAAATTGTAGGAGACGCTAGTGATACTGTTAGCAACTTTGCTTCTGCCGTTGGTTTTTATCTATTTGGTGACCGGACTCTCTTTTATGCCCGTAAAGGCTTAGTCAAGTAATGCGATTCAAACTAAGTCAGCGCTCCAAAGACCGCCTCAAAGGTGTCGATGAACGGCTGATTAAGATAGTCGAAAGAGCCATCGAGATCACTAAGATAGATTTTTCCATCCTAAAAGGTCTTAGAACGCCTGAGAGACAAAAACAGCTCGTGGCTGATGGTTTCAGTCAAACTCTGAAATCAAAGCATCTAACGGGTCATGCAGTCGATTTAGGGGCATTGGTAAACGGTACTATATCGTGGGATAAGAAACACTATCACACAATCGCCGATGCAATGAAAAAGTCCGCCGAGGAACTCAAGGTCAACATCCGCTGGGGTGGTGACTTCAAGTCCTTTTTCGACGGACCGCACTTCGAGTTAGTATGACTTTCTGGGTCTTAGGTGAACCAGCCGCCTCAGTCGTCGTGAGGAGTACTGAAAAGGATTCTAATAATTCCTAAATCAATGACGAAATGAGCCTCGTCATCGAAATCAGGAACATACTCGAATCCTACACTAAAACCAGTAATCAGGTGTAGGTCAATTATCATTTTACTGGGCAAGCTCCGCTGGCACACTCGTCGCCACCATCAAAAGACGCTTCATCAACATGAGTAATTAGTTGTGTCGAAGCTACCAAAGCATCATACGCTTCTTTAGTAATCTCCTCCAAAGGCGCTTGGTGGAATCCGTGTTCGTTGTGTAATAAGAACGACAAGGACTTGTGATTGTTCTTGTAGTTCTTGGCTAGGTACTTCTTAATCTCAGGAAGTTCTTCCTTACGATAATACACGGTACAGGACACGCTGTTGTCCGACCAGTTAGCCTGTAGCCACTTCACCACTTCCAACTGATCAATAGCGGTCATCTCCGCAGCAATCTTTGTCCCCTCAGGATAGCAGAATGGGAATGATACCACCATCGTGCTGTGATCCTCAGAGCCATCGAAGTTACGCTGATACTCGACAGGATAGCCATGCTCACGACATACTTGCACCAAAGGATGATCTGCAGCGATACGAATACGGCGAATCATGTATTGTGAGTATGCTGGATGACAGCCTGAAGTAACTCCCGGCAACAACGACAAAGTCCCACTTGGTTTTACCGTGGTGAGCTTCACCGACTCAGGGAAGCCATGTGCATGACTATATTTGAAGTCAAACTCACGAAGACGACGATAGGTATCGCTGAGCCAACTACGCTGCTCGTCAGTGGCTTGTAACACACCAGTAACACCAATACCCATCCGCATATTCTTGTGAACAATGTCTTCCGTCTCTTTGAGATGGCAAGGCAATGCAAGGCTATGCTTGTTGATGCGGTACAACAACTGGCAAACATCTAACAACTGATCTTTGCTCTCGATGTTAGGTAGATATACTTCTGCTAAGCAACAAGTTTCATAAGCAGCCAAAGACTGTTCAGCACATGGATTATAACCCATAACATCAGGATCAGGATAGTCAGTCTCACCAAGTCGACCAATCTTACGGGAGAGTTTAAGATTGATAAGTCCATAAGGTTCGCCTTTGCCTTCGTATCCGTCCCAGAAGTATTCGTGTAGGTCTTTAATATCATGGCAAACAACAGAATTATTAGACATAGCTCGCCAAGAAGGAATATTCCCCATGTCCCAGCGCTTAGCCAATAGATACTCGACATCGTCAGGATCTCCAATCGCAATTTGAGCAGAACGGCGTACATTACCAGCCACGACAATAGAACCGATAATGTTCATGATGTCAAGGCAGTCAATCGGACGCAACTTCTTCCCTGCTCGTTTCTCAAGAATGTTACTAATCTTAGCAATACCGTCGCATAAGTCTTCTGGACCAGAGGCAGTGCCACCGAAGCCCTTAATTGGTGCGCCACGACCACGAACGAGAATGGTGCTATAAGTAAAGGTTGGCTTCGTGTCCGCTAGAAACGCCGCTTTGAGGGTTTTGCCGAGGAGCTTGACCCACCCTTCACGGGAGTCAGGAACGATAAAATCAGCATCAGCGGTAGTAACACGAGTAGGAGCGCTAAAGTTAGGATTGACCGGAGGAAGTTTATCAACATATTGCCTTTGAATGTTATAGCCAACGCCAGAGCCAAGCATTAGCAAGTCCATCGCCCAAGTGAACGGACGGACGGGTTGATCGATAACGGTGAATGCACAGTTCTGTAAACTAGCCAGTCCTAAGCGACCAACTGTGTCTGTCCCCATTTGCCACAGGAATCGTCCAGCAACAGTGCCTTTCAACTCCATCAGATACTTACGAAGACGCTCTTGCTCGTCTGCGTTAAAGTTACAGCCTAACTGATCGTTAGCTGCCTTAATTACCCTTTCAACTGTATCTGTAAATTCTTCTGTTTTTGATTTCGGATCTGCTTCGTTTAATCTCCTTGCGTAAGTTCTTTTGTATGTAATGTATCCTACAGTGCTAAAGGGTGTGTTATAAGTCATTCTACTTCTTTCTCCAGTTTGTCAAAATTGTCTTCAATTAAATCTACAAATCTCTCAACGAGATCCTCAGATGATATATCAAGAAGCTCTAACAAGTCAACTTCATTTATTTGCTTTAGTCTGTCTTTTAGGTCGTGTATTGTTAGTGCCATCTTTCTTTACCTTCTTTGGTTGTTGAAAATACTGTATTGCCTTGTTTAAACCTTCCTCCCATGTATCAAACCAAACGGTCTTCATACTATCATACCAGTAGGTGTTTTCACCTTTAGGATACCATCTCCAGCAAGCTAGTTTGTCTTTACCGATTAAGTTTACTACAGGAACTCCTACTGAACCCGCACAATGCGCTATTGCAGAATCAACAGATATTACGCCATCAAGAGTCTGAATATAATCTGCAGTATCGCTCCAGTACGGAGAAGTAATTATACCTTCTTCTTGCTGTAACGACACCCAATCAAATTCAGGATGCTCTCGAATAAATCTTAACATAATTTCTTGAGGCATTCTTTTACCACTCATATTCCAGCTATTGTTTTTAGTTGTATAGCAATATCCCAATACTGGTTTATCTCTAACAGGCTTGACAATGTCAGGATTACGAAAGATACCTTCGCTACCGTAAATTTTCTCAACCGGAACAGCAGGAATAACATTGTGTTCCATTAAGAAATACGGTAACGACATTACTTTAATACGCACTGCGTTAGGGAAAGACTCTCCCGGACGGTAAAAACCGTTGTGATTTGGAAGTCTTTTAAGTAAGCGAAGTACATTATCAGGAAACAACAACTTTACCTGTTTTATACCCGCTTTAGGAAGTAGCGGAATAAAGCGACTGAACTGCATAATGTCGCCCCATCCTGCTTCGCTCCACACGATAGCATTCTTGTCTTTACACTCCATGCCGGGAATCCAAACAGGAGCTTTGTCGAACTCAGTCTTGACTCCTTGTGGAAGTCTTAGATTCGGTAAAGAACGAAGTTCGTGTAGATAGAAACCGTATTCCCAATCGCCTTGCTTAATCAACTCCATCCCGTGTTGATAAGCTGGATTGGCGGCTTCTTGATCTCGAATTCCGTAGAAGTTAATCCTACGATTCTTGTTTAAGTGTATCATGAATAATAGGTTTTGTCAATAGTTTCGTAGTTCGCAATAAGAAATTCTATGTAGTGCTTAGCCTTTTCAAGATCTTGCACACCATTCTTATACGGAAAACGAAGTGAGTACTTAATTACATTGGCTGTCCAAGGATCTAGCTTGTAAGCCATGAAAATGTCCCAAGGCTGGATTTCTGCAACTTGGTAATGGTCGCCCCCAACTTGCTTGCGATCGGGGCTTACAGAGTCGTTTATGCGGTCTATATAGTCTTTTAACTGCATTGCTTCACCTCTACTGACGATTTGATAGATTTTGTAGACTGCGACCAAGTTCCGCAACTACGGCATTGATAACGCTGATAGGTTCCGGTAGCCGAGATTGCAGTCCCCCGCCTTTGTAGGCTAGATGAGCCACAATTAGGGCAAACATGGTCGTCAGAAAAGAGATTAAAATTAGGATGAGACTTAATCCAAGGACGCAAAGCACCATAAAGGCTCTCAAGTAAGACCACATCCTGAACATTATACTTTTCCATCCGCTTCCACGCATCTTTATCTCCGTTCATACATTTAACCCAAAGCTCATGTCCTTCGTGTTCGTGCTTCTTACCAAGATTGAGTCGCTGTGCTACATAGTCCAGCTTATTACTAGGAAACCTAAAGTTGCTGCGAACAACACGCAATAGGTCAATCTGTTTATAAGGCGATGGTGGATTAAAACTATGTAGTAAGAATTCCTTGTTAAGAGTAGGAATATCGAACTTAGTACCATTATAGTGAACCACAGCGTCTGCATCGTTGAGAAGCCCATGAATTCCTTTCAGCATTGTTTTAGGTTTAGATTGATGAACAGAATCGAACTTCACTTCTTTCTCGCCTAACCATTTAGCTGCATAGCATAGGACATAGGAAGACTCCATGAGTTGATTAATGCTGACATTCTGTTGCCAAAGACCCCACACATGGGCTGTGTTGGGGCTAGACTCAATATCTAGCAATAAGATTTTCATGACCACTTCCGCATCTCTTCGAGTTCGTTGTCGAAGTCATTAAAGTTAAACTCTTCTTGATCTTGAGTATCTTGACCAAGGAAGGCTTCCCAAGCTGCTTTAGGGATAGCATGGTCATGCGCCCGATCAGCAAACGATGTTGTGTCCGTAATAAACTTGATTTTCTGCGATACATCATAGCCGTACTTCGCTGATACGACATCAGCACAGGCTAAGATAATATTGAGCCACTGTTGATCTTCGTCAAACTCCATCGTTCTTTCGACAGAGTCATAATCATCACTTAGACTTACTCTTAGTACTAACATTTCTGGTTCCTTTCTTAGGCACAAACTGTGCATTAAACTCGTCCAACGATTTACGCAACATTGCATTAAAACCAAACTCAATAAAGAAGCAACGCTCTTCTTCAGTCATATCAAGCTGAAGATCAGCACCGCCGTCTTTACGCTCCTTCATCTCTAAGACTTTCATTCTTTCCTCGCTATCAAATCAAAAAACTTCTCTGCATCTAAAACAACTAAAGGTTTCTTGCCGTTTTGCTTGACAACAGCAACCGGTTCATGGTTGCCGTGTGTCTTTGCTTGTTCATAATAATTATAAACTGCTACTTTGGCAAGACTCTTACATTCAAACTGATACGGTATTGCGTCTCTTGCCGCTGGACTTAGCTTGACATCTTCCCCGCCGGCTCCCATTGATGTGCTTACGAGGTCTCCGGGGCGTAGTTGAGGAAACCTTTTTTGCAGTTGTTCCACTACCCACTTTTGGAGATTTCTTCCTTTTGCTTTTGCTGATTGGGGCTTCATCCTTTGTTTCCTCTAACTGTTGCGTCAAAATCCAAGACTTCGGAATGCTGATACGATTGTTGCATTCGTGATCAGATACGGTTCCTGCGACACAAATTGCGTCATCGGTCTCGCCAACAAGAAAGCCAACGGTGACACAATGTGCAATATCTACTTTGGGTTCATCCCAGCCAGCGTCGGCTTGAGCGTCAATCCAAGTAATCTTTATAACAGGACAATCCTGTAACTTCACTTTACTGGCGGATGCCATACTTGCTTCTCCTCTCTTAAAATCCAAAGTAATCGAGCATTTTCAAGCACTCTGGCTTCATCGCCATCGTACGCTTTCAACACAGCTTCGTACATCTCTAATTCAGTATTACAGTCCGCTAACAACTTCTTAGACTTCACCGGACCAATTCCTTGTAAACCTTTAATGTTATCAACCTTATCTCCAGTAAGGATCTGAAGGTAGAAGTTACGGATAGCCTCTTCTTCGGTAACGAAGTATTTTTCTTCTTTAACGAAGTTGTAGTGATGACCACGAATCATGTTGAGGTCTTTGTCGATACTGACAATGATTGTCTCTTCTGGTTCGTTTCGGTAGGCTTCAATACCGATTGCATCATCTGCTTCCATTCCATCTACTACTTCAAATCCCCAAGCTCTTTCCATGTACTCACGAAGTAACTGAAAATGATAAGGCTTTTCAGCGACTCGTGTGCCCTTGTACGGAGCAGTAATAGCAATCTCATTTCTGAAATTACCTTTACCTGTGAGATAGCCCCAAACTTCGTCGATGCCTTCTTGCATAGATAAATTATCAAGGAATTCCGACAGCCGTGCTAAAGCAAACTCTGCCGGATCTCCTTCCGATGCAAAGCCGAATCGATATACAAGAATATCAGCGTCGACTAGGGCTTTCATAGAGGAATATCATCCTCTTCCAACTCCGCAGAACTGCCATTATAAACCTTTAGGTCTGTGACAACTAAACGGTGTAAAGAAGGTGAAATTCCCTTACGAGACTGAAACTTCCACTCATAGGGTTTAATATAAGCGGTTGCTCTAGATCCGTTAGCGATTAAGTCGGTGATTTGCTTGCCGGCTGAATCAAAAGCTTTAATTTCGTTAATGCTTTTAACGGTGATGTACCAGCCTTTCTCAGGCTTGTCTTCACGATTAAGAGCTTTGATGCCTACTTCTTCTAGGGCAGCGACAGCTTTCTCGGACAGATTGGTGAGATCGACTTGATAGCGATCAGACATTTCTGACTTCTTATTTAAGAATGCCCATTGAATTTCTGCTTCCATCTTAATGGGTTTTTCGAGATTACTCATTTTAACTCCTATAAAATTACTGCGTTAATAAATACTACTTAGTGATGCTTTCCGGAGAAAGCTTTCATTTCATCGATCCCGTCCATTGTTTCTTCGACTAGTCCGTCTGCGGCTGCGATTAAGCAGTCAAGAGTAGTCTCTAAATCAACAGAGGTTCCGATAGAAAATGTGCGATCGGTGTACAAAGTAATGATGACCTGACCTTCTACTTCTTTATCTGCTAATGCGTCTCTTTCCATGTAGCACCTATCTTGTATTCCCCAGTCAAGGGGCAATTCATTTTAAATTCCAACCCAGCATTCTGTATTGCTCGAACACCGGACTGACCTACTTCATCGGCATACTGCTCAGGAACTTCTACTTGCCATTCATCGTGAACATTAGCTACAAATTTAAACGGTATTTTGCGATTTGTCAAGTCCCTGTGGAGTAAAACCAACGCTTTTTTCATGACTATCGCACCAGCGCCTTGCAGTAGCGTGTTGAGCGCCGAATGCTCCGACCGAACGAGTAACTTGCGTCCGTCAACGGCGAGAAGGACACCCCTCGCAGCATACGCTTTAGCCACTTTTTCTCTGAGCCTTTCGAGTTTCGGCGTGTTGCGTAGAAAATTAGTAATGAGCTTCTGTCCCTCTTTCGCTGAGCCTCCAACAATCTTCCCGATCTTGGCAGCTCCTGCACCATAGAGGAAGGCATAGATAAAAGTCTTAGCTTGATTCCTCGTTTCCAATCCTGCCGCTGTTTGATTGGCTGTGTGTATGTCGCCGGATACAACTTCATTCGTATATTCATTATCATTCATGTAGTGCGCCAACATCCGCAACTCTAAACCGCTTGCATCGATGCCAACTAGCTTACATCCTTTCTCAACTGTCCAAAGATTCCTACATTCTGCACCGTAGATAGCACCGGTGTTAGGTACTTGCGCCATGTTAGGACTGTGATGCGTCATGCGTCCTGTCACAGCCCCGTTGGTGATTACTTTGCCATGCACACGACCGTCTGCTTGGATATGTTCAATCCAGCTTTCGATCTGTGCAATACGCTTTTGTAGCATCAAGTATTCTGCTATGGCTTTCGCTTCGGGGAAGTCGAGACCTTCGAGCGTGGTTTCGTCGACGATGACGCTGCCTTTTTCGGTGAACTTTTCCGGCTTCCAACCCTTCTCAATGAGCCTTTCTGCGATTTGCTGGCGGCTGCCGGGGTTGAACGGCTCGATGATGTCTTTAAGCGGCTTGCCGGTTGTTTTGTGGGTGCGACCAGAAGTGATGCGGGGAGGAAAAATCCCTTGCATTTCAACCGTAATAGCGTCCAGCTTAGCTTTAAGTTCAGCCAGTAGTTGCATAGCAGATTGCTCATCGAATTTGAAACCGTTTCGTTCTTGTACTGCGATGATTGCTTGGACTTCATGTTCTAACTCCTGTGATTGTGTTGAAAATTCTTGTCGCTTTAATTCAGCTTCAAGGTAGTTGTAAATCCGGTGTAATACTTCCACATCTTGTTTGCAATACTGCACCATCTCATCCAACGACTGCGTTTGTAAATCAAAATCAATAAACTCACTCTTCTGTATGCCTAGCAGTTTCCCTAGATTTGCTAGACTGTGACCTCCTTCGAGACTTGGATTTAGTAAGCGGCTTAGCACGAGTGTATCTCTGACTCTCTTCAATGTAATCTGACATTTCCATAACTTGTTCAGTAAGTAGAAATCGAATGCGATCCCATTGTGAGCCACTATCAAACTCGCTGCCTTTATGTACTCCGACAAGTCTTTTGCTTCTTTCCATGTTCTTACCTCTTGAGTGTCTAAATCTTTTGTAACGACGCACCAAATCTTGCTATGGTCTAGCGTAGTTTCGATGTCCAATAATAGTCGCATACAGTTATCTTACTTTATGTGCTAGGTTTTTGTCAACAAATATTAAATTGAAACCGCATTTAATTATAGAATAATATCCTACATTGTGCATCAGTGTACGGATGTCTTCTTCGCTATAGGGTTGAATCTCAACGCATACAACCTTAAATGGATAGCGCCGAAAATCAATGCTCTGTAAGACCTCAAAGTCCATACCCTCGATGTCAATCGACAGGAAGTCTGGTACTCTTCTGTGGTGTAGGATTTGCTCTACGGTAAAGATTGGTAACTGCCGAACTTCAGTGATAGCAAACTCCGGATAATCCATCACAAAACCCTCAGCAACCTCCTTAATGAAGCTATTTCGACCAGATTCGCAGTCAATCATGTAAAAATCTTGGAATCCTGACTTAATACCCACACCAACATTAAGGTTAATATCTTGCGGTCTCTGCTCTAGGAATAGCTTGTGGAGAACAGGATTTGCTTCAACATTAATACCACGAGAACCAGTGTCATAGAACAGCTTAGTATTACTGATATTCTCCGGATGGTGCGCTCCCAAATCCAAGTATGAAGGATTACCAATACCGAGACTGTGAAAGATAGCCCGAATAACAAGATCATCTCCATGTTGAGCATAGGTTGTATCTCCAAATAATTGATCAGGATGAGCCATTAATGTTTTCCTCTCTCCGCACTAATCAGTTGATGGCGCATCGCTTCCAGCTCCGCCAATGCCATCATCAACTCCGTCTGTGTCTTGATTAACTCGTCTTGTACGATCCTCAGTTGTTTTCGTAAGTCTTGCTCTAACTGCTCTTGGTCGTCCTGATTCATTTGCTTCCTCCATTTCCATAGGTTGTTCCAGTTGAACAGATTCAGTGGTGGGCACTTCCACACCATTTTCTAACTCCCCAATATATTCTTCTAAATACTGTATGTACTCCTTTTGCTTATACAGTTCCTCAATACATCCTTGTGCTAACTCAAATACTCTTTTTGTTACATCATCCACGAAATCATTCCCGATAAGTAAAAGAATACTGCTACTAACTCAACAATCAAAAGAGGATTATCTCGTTGCTTCCATCCCGCCCAAGCCCACATCGCACTACCAACCGCACTGAGAACAATGTTAATCGGATAATAGTTAAAGCTGGTTAATGCAATACCGGCTAGGCAAAGATATGTTGCCACCCATTTAAAGGCTAACAATCATTTCTCCATTTGTCAAGAGTTAAATCTAAAGCTGTCCCATCAAGCCATTCCCATGTGGTCATTTTACTATCGCAAAGAACTACCATCGGAGCATAAGCTGATTGAGGCACATCCCAAGCCGAGTTACGAAGCCAAAGATACCGTTCAGAATTATTAAAGATTTCTTTATTATCCTGAATCCTACTAAAGACATCTTTATTAAGCTCTTTAAGTCTTTCGATTTCACTACACAAATCGGTAATAATCTTCCGTGTTACATGGTAGTCGTCGGTCTTAGCGTACTTCAAGGCTCTTTCTAGTAAATCATCTTTCATATAGTTTCCTTTATTTCTAACATTCTTCCGGTTGATGGATTGTAAAGTAATTCTCCCGCACCGCCTGTGTAGCCGCTAAAGCGGTTCTTCAAGACCCTAACATGAGTAGTGTTTCTCTCAATAGGGTCGGTGGCTTGTCCATTACGCTCTAAGCCGATCACGATGTCCGACAGTTGTGCTATCGAGCCTGAACCACGAAGTTGAGCCAGAGAAGTTACTGCGCCTTCCTCGTGTCCTTTAGCATCAGGTCGTTTAAGATGACTGACGCAGATCAGGCTGATACCGGTCTCCTGAACCAGCATTCGCAAACGAGTCATAATAGCATCAAGTGCCTTGCGTTCATCACCAACATCGCCACCGCTAACAATGATACTAATGTGATCCAAAACCACATAACCACATCCAAGTCCTTTAGCCATATAGCGAACCCGATTGACAATATTGTCAAGAGTGCTACTACCGAAATGATCAAAAAGATACAAGCGATCAGTTCCCAAGGTGCGAGTAAATCCATCTCTAAGTTCCTCCTCTGTAACATCCACATCAGGTAAGTGAATAGGTTTGTTCAACGCCAATGACATCAGCGATCTTGCAGTCTTACGAACTCCTTCTTCCAAGAACATCATGCCGATATTGTCCTCGGTCTTTGAGAGAATATGCCATACGATCTCACGCAAGAACTGTGATTTACCCAAGCCTGATCCGGCAGTAATCATCACTAACTCGCCCTTGCGGATGCCGTAGGTTAGTTTGTTGATACCGGCATAGGGATAATCGACTTCTGCCTTGTCAATCGGTTTAGATACTACATCCCAAAGCGTAGAGCCTTGAATGATGCCGTCAGGCACATATTGCTCTGCCCTCCACCAATCATCAACGAATTCCTTGTCCGCCTTGATCTTGAGATAGTCCGAGGCATCTTTTAACCCTGTGCGGGTCTTCATCATCCGAACCTTACCACCAAAGAGTTCAGCAACGGACTGCATCGCCTTCTGACCGGCTTCATCACCATCAAAACATAAAACAATGTTCTCAAATGAATCAATGTATTCGTATTGAGCCTTGCAGTCCTTCAGAGCAGCAGAAGCACCGTTACGAATGGATACGACAGGATACTTCGCACCCATCATCTGAAACGCTGATAGTGCATCTAGTTCGCCCTCGCAAATAGTGAGGTAGCGACCTCCTTTCGGGAAACAGTTTTGACCAAATAGCATCGTAGAGTTAAAGTCACCAGCAATCGAAAATGATTTAGAACTGACGAGCCTAATCTTAATAGCAGATAACACACCATCGTTATCGAAGTAAGGATAATAATGTTTATTAACATCTTGTTTAACTCCGTATTTTACGCAAACAGCCGAAGAAATATTACGATCACTGATAGCATTAGTAGTAGCATTGTCATAGAATTCCAAGTCCTTATTCATAGGTTTAATTTCTCGTTTAGTAGTTACGGCATCGCCATCGACATAGGTTTCACATACATGGCAGTAGGTATGCCCGTCGTCATACAGACTATTGCCATCGCTTGACCCGCACCGATCACAGGCGATGTGTTTAATGAACTTACTTTTTTCCTTTAGCATCTTTTCTATATCCTAGTTCTGATTCGTTACGGTGAGCTATCATCGCCTCGGCAGAGATTCGCCCTACTTCCTCCTTATAGGTCTTTACGGTATCGTGGATGAACCACATTGTGCCGCTACTCAAATCATCAGAATCTGATGCCGCCAAAGCCTCTAGCACATTCATAAACGAATCTAAACGATACTCTAAGGTATCAAGGTTGTTGCTAATATCATAATACTGTGTCATATATAACTCCTAGGTTGTAAAATGTAACATAAATATATCCTTATAGGTTATAAAGTAACAATAATGTTACTTTACATCGATAATGCCCTGAACCCGAACCCGCCAAGGATACTCCTTTTCAATCCAAAAACAACGGTAAATCCCATTCTTAACACTAAGCCAAGCCTCATATCGCTGATAAGTGCCTTGTGCGTCATAACAATCATCGTGCGCCCATTCCATGCGACCGGCAATATAGCCTACTAAAACACCGAAAGCAAACGCACTGAGGATAAATGCTCTTACTAAAATAGACATTCTCCAAGCCTTTCCCAAGCAGTTCTAAACGGATTCGGTTTAGCAATCTTGTTTGTTTTAATCCAAAAACTAGGGTCTAACTTACAATGTGCCTGTGCCTCTTGCTTACTAGCAAAGCACCGCACAATCTCGTTATATTCGTCCCTAACCTCGTAGCGCAGCTTCATTTAATTACACCAGTCCACATTAAAACCTGACCGATAATCGCAGCCGGTAACATTATGGCACATAGAGTAACAAACAAACCGAAATTGTTTCCGTAGAATTTGTCAAAGATTAAATTACTAATCCACAATGAATATCCAACAAAACAAATCAAACCGATTGTTATCAAAATAATCATTTCTCACTCGCTTTCTTTAGTATTGCTTTAGCAAATAAAACATTCCAATTCTTATCTGGGGTGCAAGTTAAATTATTGGCTATTGCTTTTATTTCCTCATCACTTAACTCTCTTGGTG